CTTTTGCCGCTTATTCCGTAATAGCAAATGATTCAGTACAAACACTAGGTACATGGATCGCAAGTAATAACGACAAATTCAATTGGAAGATCATGTGGGGGTGTGCAAGTGCAGTTCTCCTTTATACATTGTGGTACGGTTGGACAACAAATGGTGGAGACATCAGTTACGGTAGACTTAACAAGATACCGTTCCAAGAAATACAATGGTATCACGCAATGGCACCAGGACTACTATTAATACTTACACGGATAGGAGTACCAGTTAGTACTTCTTTTTTAGTATTAAGTGCCTTTGCAAGTACATTTGTATTAGAGAAGATGCTCGTAAAGAGTATGATGGGTTATGCAGTGGCGGCAGTCGCGGCATATGTTATTTGGATAGGAGTTACTAAAGTCCTAAACGAAGCAAAGCCTGTTAAAGAAGAACATAAGAAAGCATGGCGAATAGCACAATGGGTAACAACAGGCTTCCTGTGGTTTACTTGGCTCAGTCATGACATGGCAAACATTGCCGTGTTCCTACCAAGACAGATACCTTGGGACCTTATGGTATTAGTAAGTCTTATATTTGTATTTGGATTAGGATACATGTTCCGTGAAGGCGGAGGTAAGATACAAAATATTGTTATTGAAAAGCACAACACAAGATATGTTCGTAGTGCTACCATAATTGATGCAGTATACTTTTTAATACTATTGTTCTTCAAAGAAATAAACGATATTCCAATGTCAACAACTTGGGTGTTTGTTGGACTATTATGTGGACGTGAACTTGCTATGGCAACTATGACAGGCAAAGAAAAGTTCAAAACAGTATTTCCTTTGATTACCAAAGACTTCATTAAAATGATGATTGGCTTAGGTGCTTCTGTGGGAGTAGTGTTAATGATACACTATGTTATTGTACCTAACGGATACTAATATATTGGAAAAGGTAGTGTGCAACGATACTACCTTTTTTCTTGACTTTAGATAAGTATGAGCATATAATACAAATATAATATTACTTTTAACACCTTGCGTAATAGAAAGGACAACGTTTGAAGATGAAAATCATAACAGGAAATGCTAATCCTGAATTAGCACAAAAGATCGCAGAACACTGTTTTAGCGATTTAGTCCCAGCCAAAATAACATCGTTTGCAGACGGCGAATCGAGTGTAGAATTTACTGAAAACATACGTGGCGAAGATGTGTTTATTATTCAAAGTACATGCACACCTGTTAATGACAGTCTAATGGAGTTGTTGATTATGATTGATGCGGCACGTAGATCAAGTGCAAGTAGAATTACCGCAGTCATTCCTTACTTTGGTTACGCTAGACAAGATCGTAAGAGTGCTTCACGTACTCCTATTACTGCAAAGTTAGTTGCTAATTTATTAACAACATCAGGTACAGATAGAATACTTACAATGGATTTACACGCAGGACAAATACAAGGTTTCTTTGACATCCCAGTGGATGATTTAACAAGCCGTGTAGCATTTGCTAAAGATATCAAAAAGCAATTTTATAAAGATGGTAATAACATTGATGAAGTAGAAACTGTATTTGTATCACCAGACGCAGGTGGTGTTGTTCGTGCTAGAAAGTTTGCTGATATGTTTGGCGGCGACATTGCTATTGTAGACAAACGTAGACCAGAAGCAGGCAAGAGTGAAGTAATGAATCTAATTGGAGATGTTAAAGGCAAACATGCTATCCTAGTAGATGATATTATTGACAGTGGTGGAACATTGTGTAATGCGGCCAAAGCAATTATAGATGCTGGAGCATTATCAGTACGTGCTTATATCACACACGGTGTATTGTCAGGCGAAGCATGTCAAAAGGTTGAAAAGAGTGTACTAGATGAATTAGTTGTAACTGATAGTATTCCTAACCGTTGTCCTAAGAACTGTAAAAAGACACGCCAAGTAAGTGTATCTACATTATTTGGTGAAGCAATACGTAGAGTTACAAACGAAGAATCTGTCAGTAGTCTTTTCGTATAAATAATTTTGTAGGAACAAAGACCGCCCAACAATAAATCAAAGCGGCCAATAGTTTTACATTGTAAAACTTCTAACTAATAATGAAACGCAAATATAAAAAAACTGTAAACAACAGTCGGATGATTGCTGATATAAAACATCAATTGACAAAGACTTCTGATCCTATAGATAAAGAAGCACTGCAACAACGATTACATCATTATCAAATGCAATCTAAAAATACTAAATCTGAATAGTTTCTGAACCATCTTTATGTTTTGCAAGATGCTTCACATACTCAGTCATACTATGATCTGAGAAATTATCAATTTTACCTTTTTTGATTCCGCGCCACATACCACGTAACTTGTCTTTGAACAGTTGCCATCCTGACGGAGTACGAACATTGCCCCATGTGTTTAAGTAATGTTGTTGTCCGTGATGCTTGTACCCCATTACCCATAATGGAACACTAGTTACTATGTCATTGTTATTCTTCCAGCGATGATGCACAACTGATAGACTATCTACATAAGTTGGCCAACCAACTCTAGGGGAACCGAATGTATATAATTCTTTAGGATCAAGATTGTCAAGGTTGTGTTTACAACGGCTTGCCATAATAGTAGCCATTGCCGCTCCTAGCGAATGCCCACAAAACCATAACTCTTTATCTTTGTTCTGTGTTCTTGTGATGTCCTCTCTGACCATAGGCCATAGTTCATCTACTTCTGCTTTGAAGCCTCTGTGTACTCTACTTATTGTTTCTGATTTTACTGGATAAGCCTGTAGGTCTGCTTTAAGATCATTGAACTCTGTTGGTTCAGTACCTCTACAAGCAATAACAATATCATGCTTGTTCATAAAGCGATATGTCTGTGCTCCGTCCAAGTCATAGTATTCAATTGTTGTAAATCCTAGTTGTTTTGCTATCTTTGTAGCATTTTTCTTTTCCAAATACGCTATCTGTGCTAATTCGGCAAATAAAAGACTGCGTTCTTTGAAATTTAATGTTACAATAGGTTTAGTTAATTTATTTGTATGTATTTCCATAGTTTCGCTCCTAATTTCGTTCCCTATGGTATTTACCGTGTTACACCACTAAATAGTGTTAAGGAGTTACGACAATGAAACGCAAAACTAGAAGCCTATTAGAAGAACTTAATGATTTCGCTGTAACTAAAAAGACAGAGAATATTGTAGAGTCAAGAGCAAATCATGTAATTGAGAGTGCTATCAACATAGTTGAAATGATACGTACAAACTTTGATGGTGAAATTGCTCAGGATTTAGAGAAGCGGTTTTATAACTCTATCAAGTCAGGCGATGCAACAAAATTTATGCGAGGCATCAAAAAAATCAAAGCAAGTGATAAAAGTGAATTAGACGATGTTAATTGAAGACATTATAAGGCTACAAGAAGCCGAGGGTAAGAATACACATATGGAACACGTTGAGGAAGAAGCACTCAACCGTGGTAAAGAAGGGGCTGAATATGCAATCAATCAAATGATGTTGTTTGCAGATATGCTCAAAGGCCGTACTAACAAAAAGTTAAGAGTAAGTGTAAAATGGGATGGTGCTCCTGCAATTATATGCGGAGTTGATCCTGAGAGTAAAAAATTCTTTGTAGGAACAAAGGGTGTGTTCAATGCTAGTCCTAAACTAGGAACTAGTCATGAAGAAATTGACAGACTATACGGAGAGTCAGGTGCAGTATCAAAGTTACATCTAGCATATGATTATCTTAGCAAACTAGGAATTACAGGCGTACTACAAGGCGACTTTATGTTTGACGATAGTTCAAGACGTGAAGAAGAAATTGACGGCGAAAAGATGTACACTTTCAAACCACAACTTATTACATATGCAGTACCAGTAGACAGTGACATTGGTAAGCGTATTGGAAGTGCAAAGTTTGGTATTGTCTTTCATACAAACTACGAAGGCAACACATTAGCAGATGCAACAGCAAACTATGATGTTAATGTTAGTAACTTAAAACGTTCAAACGATGTTTGGTTTGACGATGCGTTCTTTAAAGACGTTTCAGGTTCAGTGCTAATGACAAAAGATGAAACAGCACAAGTGAAAAAAGATTTGGCAGATGCAATGGGGGCTTATAAAGCAGTACCAAATGCAGTATGGGAAGCAATGAAATCAAATGATGATTTTATTAAAAACTTTAAGATTTGGATTAATACAAATATTAGACAAGGTAAACTAGCAGGCGATCCAGGCGAATTTTTAAACGGCTTTATTGATTGGTATAAAGAAAGAATTGAAGGCGAGATTGCAAAACTTAAGAATCAAGATCCAGAGAAACCAGCAGTTAAAAATAGATTACAAAAGATTGAAAACAATATGAATTTTATTAATACAAATAGAAAAGGCTTGTCAGGCATTATTATTTTTATGACTGAGATTACAAACCTAAAGAAAATTTTTATTACTAAACTTAACAACATTGAAAGTATTGCACACTTTTATAAAACAGCAGATGGCTATGAAGCAGGCTCACCTGAAGGCTATGTAGCAATTGATCATACAGGTGGAGCAGTTAAGATTGTTGACAGACTTGAGTTCAGTCGCAGAAACTTTACTACTCCTAAGGACTTTGGTTAATGTCAGAGTTTAAGTTTTTAGATTTTATCACAGAAGGCAAAATGATTCGCAACTCAGATGGCGTTAGTAGGTTAACGTTTACTGATGCCTCTGATCTAGTACTACTATACTTTTTAGCATTGCATGTAATGCGTCATTATCCAAGCAGACGCTTTGCAAAGTTATACAGTGAACAAGTACTTAAATGGCAAAACTGGAATAACTTTAGAAGTAGTGCTAATGACTTACATTGTTTGTTAAACATTATCGATGGCGACGAACGCATTGTAGAAAAACTAAAAGACTCAAGGTCAGCAAAGATGTTGCGTAAGCGTTTTACATTTCCTACACTAACTGCAAAAAGATTGTTAAGAAGTTATACTAATAGCAATCCAAGTTATGCAGATGCAAACGACTTGTTAAAAATAGACAACGGATTATCCAACAGTCGCTACAGTGGATTGCGTAGACGTATTGCAAATTACGGAAGACTAACTCCAACAGAAAAACGTAAAGCAGTTACTGAATTAGAAATGGCTTTAAAAGCAAGAGGACGTAACTCAGACATAGTTGATTATTATGTGTTGTTTGTTAAAGACTATGACTTAGAAAGTTCACAAGTTAGAGACACTGAGCCAACAGTAAGTGTTAGTGATCCTGTACTAGCAGACACAAAAGATATACAGATGTTAAGACTATTAGGTGTACCTAATAAAGACTTGCCTTTTGCATACAAAGTATTAAGTATGACAAGCAGAGGCTTAGGTATTCCTCCACGTTTTGCACAAGCATATGCTCCTGTTATGCGTATTGTAAACGACATTATAAAAGCAGGTCCAGGATATGTAAACTTGTTAAAACAAGTACATAATAG